AAGAAATATCTGCTGCACAAACAGAAATAACTAATACAGAATATGAAGCTAAAAGAGCATCATTAGAGGGTTATGCTGGTGCATTAAGTAGTATATCTGGTTTATTAAGTCAAGAAACTGCTGCTGGAAAAGGCATAGCTATCGCATCATCTTTAATAAATACTTATGCTGCTATAACTGGAGCATTAAAAGCTGCACAAAAATCACCAGGTGCTGCTATACCAGGTTATGCTATTGCACAAGCTATTGCAACGGGTGTAGCTGGGTTTGCCGCTGTAAAAAAGATTGCAAGTGTACAAGTGCCAGGTGGTAGTGGTGGTGGTTCAAGTCAAACTGGTTCTATGCCAAACGTATCAACTCCACCAGCATTTAATGTAGTGGGTGCAAGTGGTGAAACACAATTAGCAGATGCAATAGGTAGCCAAACACAAAGACCAGCAAGAGCATATGTAGTAAGTAATGATGTAACTACTGCACAAGAACTAGATAGAAACATTATTGAGGGTGCAAGTATCTAAATGCAAAATTAAAAATTAAACACGTTATATATTTATGAAGATAATAGAACTTATTTTAGATGAAGAACAAGATGATATTGGAGTAGATGCAATTTCTATTGTAGAAAGTCCAGCTATTGAAAGTGATTTTGTTGCTTTAAAGAACCAAGAAATAAAGTTAGCAGAAGTAGACAAAGAAAAGAAGATACTAATGGGTGCTTTATTAATACCTAATAAGCCTATTTACCGTAATGGTGGTGAGGGTGAGTATTACATATACTTTTCAAAAGATACGATAGTAAAAGCATCTCAAATGTTCTTACAGAATGGCAAACAAAGTAATTCAACACTAGAACACAATCAAGCATTGAATGGTTTAACGTTAGTTGAAAGTTGGATAGTAGAAAGTAAAGAACAAGATAAATCTGCAATGTATGGTTTAGATGTACCAGTTGGTACTTGGATGGGAAGTGTAAAAGTAAACAACGATGATGTTTGGAATGAGTATGTTAAAACAAATAAAGTTAAGGGTTTTTCTATTGAGGGTTACTTTGCAGATAAAATGGAAGCACCTAAAGAAAATGTTGAAGAACAATTAAGTGAAGAATTATTAAGTAAAATTAAATCTATATTAAAAAAATAAGTATGAAAAGTAACATTGAAAAAGTTTATAGCAAACTACCGAAAACAGAATTATCAACACAAAAAGTAGAATTAGGTGTAGCAGATGATATTAGAGCAATGAGCAATACTATTAAAGAAGCTATTAATGATGCAGATAGTAAATTAAAAGAGTTTAAAGATGCTAAAGACGAATTTGCAAAAGCAGAAGCAAAAGCATTAAAGGTAAGAGCAACTGCAAGCAAAATTGCGGGACAATATGATAAATTTAGTAATGCATCACAAAAAGTATTAGATAAAGCATTTAAAGCTGCAGATGATATTGGGGTTTCACCATCAAGTATAAAAGGTTTAAATGATTTAGTAGATTTAGCGGATGATTTAGATAATAAAGCCAGTGATGTTTTAAATTTTGATTTTAATTTAGGTCAATAGTAAATGCAAAGAAACAACAAAAATAAAATTTTCATACCAAGTAGAACATCACCTACTGGAGGTGGTCGTGCTTGTTTATGTTGGGACACTAAAAAGTATTCTATCTCTTGTTGTGATGGTTCTATTCAAGCACAAGGCATTGGTGTAATAACAAGAACAGACTGAAAATGCAAATTTTAATTTAATAATCGTTATATAAATAGTATGAAAGCAAATCAAATGTTAAACGAAATAAAAACACTTCTAAACATTGAGGTAAAACTTGAAGAACAGAAGTTAGAAAACGGTACTGTAGTAAGTGCAGAAGCCTTTGAAAAAGATAATGAAATATTCATTGTAACAGATGATGAAAAGGTTGCAATGCCAGTAGGTGAATATCTTTTAGAAGATGGAAGATTGGTAGTTGTAGAAGCAGAAGGTCTTATTGCAGATGTTCGTGAAGTATCTGATGAAGTACCAGCCAAAGAAGAAGTTGAAGAAACTGAAGATTTAGAAGAAGAAAAAAAAGATGTTGTAGATTTAGAATTAATGGAAAAGAGAATACAGAACCTAGAAGATGCCATTGCAAGTCTTAAAAAAGAAGATGTTGAAATGGGTGTTGAAAATGGTGGTTTAAAATCTCGTACTGTAAAGGAAGAATTTACAGAAGAAGCAACACAGGAAATTGTTGAAGAAGTTAAAGAAGAACTTTCAGCAGTAAAACCAATTAAGCACAACCCTGAAGCAAGTACACCACAAAAGAAACAAGTACAATTTGCCAAAGGACAATTTAACACAACTTTAGATAGAGTATTAAGTAAATTAAACAAATAAAAAATGAATAAAAGAAACGTAAATTTAGCAACTACAACTAACATCACTACTACTTATGCTGGTGAGTTTGCTGGTGAGTATATCGCAGCAGCTTTATTATCTGCATCAACTATTGATGATGGTGGTTTAACAGTAAAGGCAAACATTGCTTTTAAAGAAGTAATTAAGAAATTAGCTACAAGTGCAATAGTACAATCTGCATCTTGTGATTTTGACCCACAATCAACTATCACACTAACAGAAAGAATTATTGAACCAAAAGAACTACAAGTTAACCTACAACTATGTAAGTATGATTTCGTTAACGATTGGGAAGCTCAATCTATGGGCTATGGTCTTGGTCAAACATTACCACCAAAGTTTTCTGATTTCTTGATTGCACACGTTGCATCAGAAGTAGCACAGAACACAGAATTCTGTATTTGGCAAGGAGATACTGCAGCTGGTTCTAACAACTCTTTTGATGGGTTTGAAAAACTAATTGCAGCAGCAGTAACAGCAGGAGATGTTCCAGCAGCACAAGCAATAACATCAGTAGCACTTACATCTGCAAACATCATTGACAAACTTTCAGAAGTAGTTGATGCAATACCTGGTGCATTATATGGTAAAGAAGATTTATTCCTATACATCGGAACTAAAGCAGCTAAACTATATGTTCAAGCACTTGGTGGATTTGGAGCAAATGGTTTAGGAGCAAATGGTGTTGCTAATATGGGTACACAATGGTGGAACAACGGAAGCCTAACGGTAAACGGTGTTAAAATCTTTGTATCACCAGGAATGTCTGATGACAAAATGTATGTTGCGCAAAGGTCAAATTTATACTTTGGGACCGGGCTTTTAAACTCAACAAACGAAGTAAAGGCATTGGATATGGCAGATTTGGATGGTTCAAACAATGTAAGAATGGTAATGCGTTTTACAAGTGCAGTACAATTTGGAATTGCATCTGATATAGTATCTTACGCATAATTAATTAATTAATCAATAGAAAGGGGTGGGTAGGTAATCTGCTCACCCTTTTTTTTTAAAACATAAAAACAATGGCTTGTACATTAACAACGGGTAGAAAACTACCTTGCAAAAGTGCTTTTGGTGGCATTAAAAAAGTATTCTTTGCTGATTATGGTGACCTTACTGCAATCACAGTAGATGCTCCAACTGGTGAAGCAACGTTTACGGGAACACCAACTTGGTATGAATATGATGTAAAAGGTAATTCATCTTTAGAAACTACTGTAACAAGTAGCAGAGAAAACGGAACAACTTTTTATACTCAAACTTTAAACCTTACACTTACTTATTTAGATGCTTTAACGCAACAAGAACTACAAACACTTGCAGTAGCAAGACCATACGTAGTAGTAGAAGATTACTATGGAAATAGTTTTTTATGTGGCTTTGAAAATGGTATGGAGTGTACTGGTGGAACGGTAGTAACTGGAGCAGCAGCGGGTGATTTAAGTGGGTTTACACTTACCTTTGAGGGAATGGAAGAAACTGCACCTTATTTCCTTGCAAGTGCAGTAACTGGAGATGCAGCACAAGTAGACCCAACTGCATAATTAATATTTATTTTAAATTAGAAGCATCCTTTATAGGGTGCTTTTTTTTTGTTTTTACAAATTACTATTTTTTAAACGTTATATACATAGATGATATTATTCTACCCACAAGATACCAATAGATTTGTTTGCATACCAAGAGAATATGTAACAAGTGCTTATATGACTATTAGAGATGACAGCACAAATATTAGTGTTGATTATACACTTGTACCAAGAGTTGATGGTGTTGGTAATATTTATATTGAAAATGATAGCTATGCTATATACGGTTTTGAATATGAGAATTTAGTTGAGGGACATTTTTATGATTTAACTTTATATTCAGATGCAGCAAAAACAAATGTAATATATAAGGATAGGATTTTCTGTACTGCACAAAAAGGAAATATCCAACTTGACAATAATTATTTCTATAAAGTAAATAAAGACCAATATACAGAATACGATGGTTTCAATAATGACTATATTGTAATATGAGAAAAAGAAACGAAAAAGGACAATTTAGCAAAACAAAAGTATCAGAGTTTGGCTTTGTAAATTTAAGTACATACACATCACCAGAGGTAAAAGAAGTTAATGGTGCTGATTGGATTGAATACGGTGCAGATAATAACTATTTCCAATACCTTATAGATAGATATAATGGTTCACCTACAAATAATGCAGCTATAAATGGTATTTCACAAGCGATTTACGGTAAAGGTTTAAACGCTACTGACAGCAACAGAAAACCTAATGAATATGCACAGATGGTTTCTTTGTTTAGGAAAGATGTTGTACGTAGAGCTTGTTATGATTTGAAACTTATGGGGCAATGTGCTATCCAGGTTATCTATTCTAAAGATAGAAGCAAGATTGTTCAATTAGAACATATGCCTATTGAAACATTAAGAGCAGAAAAATGTGATGCAGATGGTAATGTACCAGCATATTACTATTGTAATGATTGGGTAAACATTAAAAAGAGTGATAAGCCTTTAAGAATACCAGCCTTTGGTATGTCTAAAGAAAGCATAGAGATATACTACATCAAACCATACAAGAGTGGTTTCTATTACTACTCACCCGTAGACTATCAAGGTGGTTTACAATACGCAGAACTTGAAGAAGAAGTATCTAACTACCACCTCAACAACATAATGAATGGTTTAAGCCCATCAATGTTAATTAACTTTAACAACGGTACGCCTAACCAGCAAGAAAGACAATTAATAGAAACGAAAATAGCACAGAAGTTTTCGGGTACATCTAATGCTGGTAAATTCATACTCGCTTTTAATGACAATAAAGAAAGTCAAGCAGAAATAACACCAGTACAATTAAGTGATGCACACAATCAGTACCAATTTTTAAGTGAAGAAAGCACAAAGAAAATAATGGTTGCACATAGGATTGTATCACCAATGTTATTGGGTATAAAAGATAGTAGTGGTTTAGGAAATAACGCAGAAGAAATAAAGACTGCATCTTTGTTAATGGATAACACCGTTATAAGACCATTTCAGGAACTTTTAATAGATTGCTTTGATAATATACTTGCCTACAATGATATTAGCTTAAACCTATACTTTACAACGTTACAACCATTAGAATTTACTGATGTAGATAAAGATTTACAAAGTAAAGAAGATATTGAAGAAGAAACGGGTTATGAGTTTAGCAAAGAAAAAACTGAACTTGATAATGTATTAGAAGAATTAGGTGAAGAAGAAGATTTAAGTGAATGGACTTTAATTGATGAAAGAAAAGTTGATTATGATGATGAAGAAGCACTTGATTACCAAATAGACCAACTAAACAAAAAGAACAAAAGTACGTTATCTAAAATATGGGAATTTGTATCAACTGGTACAGCAAGACCAAACGCAAAATCTGAACAAGATAAAGCGGTAAAAGATGTAGCATTTAAAGTAAGGTATCAATATGCACCTTTAAAAGAAACTTTAAATAATGAGGGTGAAAATGTTACAAGAGGGTTTTGTGAAAAAATGATTGCAGCAAAAAAGATATATAGAAAAGAAGATATTGAGTTGATGGGTACAAGAGCGGTTAATCCTGGTTGGGGTGCAAAAGGTGCTGACACTTATTCTATATGGAAATATAAAGGCGGTGGTGCTTGTCATCACTATTGGATGCGTAAAACTTATATGTTTACATTAGATAGCAAACGTATTGATGTTAAATCACCGAAAGCACCTATAATAAGTGTAAACGAAGCTAAACGAAAAGGTTTCAAGCCAGAGGTAAATGATAAACTTGTAGCAACAAGACCAATAGATATGCCTAATGAGGGTTTTTTACCAACTAATAAAAGAAGATAGATGGCAACAGTATTATTTATAAATAGAACCGATTTAGTAAGAAACTCTATCATTGATGGTAATGTAGATACTGATAAATTCATACAGTTTATTAAGATTGCACAACAGATAGACATACAACAAATTATAGGTACAAATATGTATACTGGTTTAACTGATGCTATTGTTGCTGGAATTGATTTACCAGCCAATGCAAGATGGAAAACCATATTAGAAGATTTTATTGTTGAAATGCTTATATGGTATGCACAAGCAAACTATATACCTTTTGCTGCTTACCAAATTAAAAACGGTGGTGTATATAAGCACACATCTGAAAATGCACAAACTGTAGATAAGAATGAGGTTGATTTTCTAGTAGAAAAAGCAAGAACCAATGCAGAATGGTATTCAAGACGTTTTATAGACTTTATGAGTTTTAACCAAGCTACATATCCAGAGTACACAAATAACGTCAATGATGATATTTATCCGAGTTATGAGGCTACGTTTAATGGATGGGTACTATGAGTTACAAACCAAAGGCAAAGAACATTGAGAAATTAAAGGTATTTCTTAAAAAGAAAAAAAACAAGAAGTAATGGCAAACGAAATATATTTTAAAAGTTGGTGGGGTAGAGGTGTTTGTGATAACTCTGTAAATTGGGGTTTAGTCTACAAAGAGTATGCTGGGTGTAGTGCAGTACCAGCATTACTTTTAACCTTACAAGCAAGGGCAACATACTATGAGAATGTTACTTGTACAACTGCAACTTTAGATGAATTAGAAAATATACAATAATGAGCAACCTTTTAGATAAAGCATCAATTATATTAACACCAACTGCGTATAACAATGGTGAAGCACTTTGTGTGAAGCCAAGTGATGGAAGTGGTGATTTTGATTTTAGCAGAAACTCCGCAGCTACAAGAGTAAACGCACAAGGTCTTGTTGAAAACGTACAGATACTATCGAGTAATTTGGTGCAAAACGGAGATTTTAGTGAGGAAGGTG